ATCGACTGTTGCACTCCTTCTGGACTTGAACTTGAATTAAGTGAGTCCACCACTAAAGGTGGACTCACTAAGTTTCGAGGAAAATTCCAAGAAGCAGAAGCAGTCAATAAAAATAAGCGAATGTATCCGTATGATGTTCTTAATGAAAATATTGGTCGTCTCCAAGAGGCGATTGATGATCGTAGGTTAGTAGGCGAATTAGATCATCCTGCTGATTCTATAATTCATTTTGGAAATACATCACATGTGGTTACTAAATTGTGGTGGGAAGGAAACGTTCTCATGGGCGAGGGCGAAATCCTAAACACGCCATCAGGAATGATTCTGAAGAATCTTATTGATGGTGGCGTGAAAGTTGGAATTAGTAGTCGTGGCGTGGGCAATGGAAAAGTTAATGAGGATGGCATTCTTGTTATCGGAGAAAGTTATAAACTTATAACTTTTGATGCCGTTGCAGACCCAAGCACATTTGCTGCTTTTCAACAAAAGGTCGTTTCAAAAGAGGAGAGTGTAAAAACTGTTGTTAACAATGTTAATAAGAGTCAAAATGAAGATAGGGCTAACAAAGGTCCTATTAAAAATGAAGACTCAAGCATACATAATGTTAACAAAGAGGTATTGCTCGCTTATCTGAGCGGCTTTGTGAAATCTCAAACAGAGGAATTTAAGTCGAGGTTAGGCTAATATGGACAAGATTACAAAAGCATTGGAAAATATTCTTCCATCTGAGCATATTAATGAGGTTGCCAAAGCCGTCGAAGAAATGATGGCTGAGAACGTCGCTGCTTTAGAAGCGGAGTTCCAAACAAAATTGGACGAAGCTTATGAGCAGATTGCTGAAGAGCGTAAGGCTGATGAGCAAATTGCTGAGTCGGGTTACCAACAGGCATATGAGGTTATTACTTCTTTAATGGCTCGTTTGGATGAACAAAGAGAAGAATTTGAAACCGCTCTTGAAGAAGGTTTCGAAGAAGCATACAGCGAATTACAAAAAGAGAAGAGTCGCAATCAAAATCTTGAAGTAGAGATTTATGAAGAAGCCGACAAAAAACTTCAAGAAATGAAAGAAATGATTGTTGACAAAGTAGATCAATTCTTGGGAATCCAAGAATCAGAACTCTATGAGTCGGCAAAGCGTGATGTCCTTAATGATCCAAGCATCATGGAACAGAGAGTCGCTATTGAAAAAATGGCTGCACTTCTTTCCGATTACATGGGCGTTGATTCTATAGGAAGTGTTTCTTCAAGCAAAATTGAAGAAATGAACAAAACAATTGAAGACCTTAAAGGACAGATGAGAATTGTCGAAGCCAAGAACGTTCGTCTTGCTACTCAAAACAGCAAATTAAACGAACAAGTTCGTGAGGCCAACGAAGTTATCACTGAAGCCACTAAGGCTGAAAGAACGAATAGAACGAACAAGAAAGAAAATGCAAGTGGGCGTGGACATAGAGTTGTAAATGAAGAAGTTATAAAAGAACATTCTTCAGAAACAACTAACGAAAAGTCGGCACAAGAATCTGACCTGAAGGAGGGTCATGATCCGCTTGCCGATCTTCTGGTTCTCTCAGGCCTCGAAGAGTCCTGATACAAATATCTCATTATAAAGAAAGAGGATTATAATTATGAACGCAAAGTTCCTCAATGAAGCACGTGAGATCGAAACCAGATGGTCCAAACCTCTGCGTAACGGTAAGTCAATGCTTGATGGCATTAGCGACCGTTATGAAAGAGCCACGACCGCTGTGTTGCTCGAAAATCAACGTCTTATGAATGAAGCTGCGACCGATACTGGAGACATTGCTCAATTCAAAAGAATTAGCATTCCCCTCGTTCGTCGTATCTATCCACAGTTGATCGCTAACAAGATCGTCTCAGTTCAGCCATTACTCGGCCCAACTGGTTTGGTCTACTACCTTCGCTTTAGATACTCTTCCAATAAGGGTGCTATGCGTGGTGCTGATCTTCAAGGTGGATTCCCAAGCGATGATGCCGCATCAATGCAACAACTTGCAAGTGGTGATGGCAATCTTGAAACTTTCTACAGTCATCAATTCGTACAAAACGAAACAAGTAGCACCGAAGCCGCTGGTGTAAATGTTACTTATGATGCTCTAGAGCACACTCCAATTCTTGCAGGAACCATGACTGGTACTGTATACGATGGAGGCACTGCTGTTCAGACTTTCGTCGTTGACGAATCTGGCAACTTCACCTTTACTGATATTGGTACTCCTGCTACTTCGGTATCATCTGCTACCCTAGATCTAGTAACTGGTGTTATTGCTGCAACATGGAGCGGTGGTGGTGCTGCTGGTAACAACAATTTAGTTGTTTCCTATGAGTACAACATGGAATGCAACCAAGATCTTCCTGAAGTCAACCTCGTTGTTGAAAGCGAAGAGATTGCTGCTAAGACTCGTAAATTAAAGGCCGTCTGGAGTTATGAGGCTCAACAAGACCTCCGTTCACAGCACAACCTTGATGCAGAGGCTGAACTTACTGCGGTTCTTGCTCAAGAAATCAATCTTGAAATCGACCGTGAAGTTCTTGGTGACCTTCGCAACAATGCCGGTACTGTCGCTGTGTGGGACTTCAATACTGCTCTTGGTGACACCATCAAGGAAAAATATGAGTCTCTCTATGTTAAAGTTTTTGAAGTCAGCAACGTTGTGCATCGTAAGACACTTCGTGGCGGTTGCAACTGGCTCGTTACTTCACCTGAAGTTGCTTCAGTCTTCGAGACTGCAACAGCCGGTTTCGCTCCTGCTCCTAGTGAAACATTCACTAGTTCACTTGGCATCCAGTATGTTGGTACTATCAACAATCGCTGGAGACTCTACAAAGATCCACTGTTCCCACAAGGTCAAATCCTTATGGGTTACAAGGGCGACAGTTACATGGATAGTGGTTATTTCTACTGCCCATATGTACCACTCACCCAAACACCAACAGTGCTTGATCCTGAGTCCTTCTGCCCACGTAAGGGTATCCTTACTCGATATGGTAAGAAGTTACTTCGTGAAGGGGCAAAATTTTACGCAAGAATGTCGATTGCTAAC